TATCATACGTACATCAAAGGCAACCTTTTTTGATATAGGTGCTGGATTACTAGATTCTGATATAGGACTCGAAAGAATTGACACAACGCCAGATCCTACATCTGTCTTTGGTATGCCAGATAGTGACTGTGGATTTACGAATACAATTACAATATTAAGTGACAGTGCATGACAAATGATGAAAAGAATATAAAATCAGATTACGAATATTCACGAGAAACTTATTACGATCTATTAGAAAAGGGAAGAAACTCTCTTGAAGATATGATCGAAGTTGCTCGATCTTCCGAACACCCACGTGCTTATGAAGTATTATCAGGAATGATAAAAAACTTGTCAGATGTCAATGATAAGTTAATGGATTTGAATAAGAAAAACAAAGATATGAATAGAGAAGAAGTAAAACAAATTGCTTCTACTACAAATAATGTTTTTCTTGGATCGACTGCTGACTTGCAGAAGTTATTACAGAATGAGGATAATATAATTGATGTCACTCCTGAACCAAAATGAAACTTATCTCGGAAATCCTAGTGTCAAACGAGATGGTGTAGTTCAGGAATGGACTCAAGATCTTGTAAAAGAATATGCATTGTGTATGAACAATGCTCAATATTTCGCAGAAAAATACTGTAAAGTAATATCACTCGATAAAGGTTTAGTTCCGTTTGAGCTATATCCTTATCAGAAAAAAATGTTTCAACAATTCCAGGAAAATCGTTTCAATGTCGTTCTCGCATGTCGTCAATCAGGTAAGTCAATTTCAGCCTGTGCGTTCCTCCTCTGGTTCGCGCTCTTTCATTCCGAAAAAACAGTCGCTGTCCTTGCAAACAAAGGTGCAACAGCGAGAGAAATGCTCTCAAGAATCACACTTATGCTTGAGAATATCCCCTTCTTCTTACAGCCAGGTACAAAGGCACTCAACAAAGGATCGTTGGAGTTTTCCAATAACTCTCGGATTATCGCTGCTGCTACATCTGGTAGTTCTATTCGTGGACTATCAGTCAACTTACTTTATCTTGACGAGTTTGCCTTTGTTGAGCGGGCTGCTGAGTTCTACACTTCTACTTATCCTGTGGTTTCAGCCGGAACGGATACTAAAATTATTGTCACCTCCACCGCAAACGGAATCGGTAACACCTTCTATAAGATCTGGGAAGGTGCTGTTCAAGGGATAAATGAATTCAAACCATTTCGAGTCGATTGGTGGGATGTTCCTGGAAGAGATGATAAGTGGAAAGAACAAACAGTTGCAAATACTTCTCAGTTACAGTTTGATCAAGAGTTTGGCAACACGTTTTTTGGAACAGGTGATACACTGATTAATGCAGAGACCCTGATGGGTTTTCGAGCCAAACCGTATAAAAAAGCATTGGAAGGTGGAGATCTTCTTATCTATGAAGAACCGGTCAAAGGACACAATTATATTATGACTGTTGATGTATCAAAAGGAAGAGGGCAGGATTACTCTACTTTTAATTTGATCGATATTAGCGTTCGTCCGTTTGCACAGGTTGCTGTATATCGCAATAACACTATCTCTCCTTTGCTCTTCCCTAATATTATATATAAGTACGCAAATTCTTATAACCAAGCATACGTTGTGATTGAAGCAAATGACCAGGGATCACTTGTTTGTAACGGTCTATATCAAGACTTAGAATATGAGAATGTACATGTAGAATCTGCAATCAAAGCAAATGCGATTGGGGTTGAGATGACAAGAAAAGTTAAAAGACTTGGATGTTCAGCAATCAAAGACATACTTGAAAATGGTAAGCTTCAAATTGTTGATGAGAATACAATCTTAGAAATATCTACATTTATTTCAAAAGGTCAATCATACGAAGCGTCTACGGGGAATCATGATGATTTGATGATGAATCTTGTTATGTTTGGTTACTTTTCATCTTCACAGTACTTTGGCGATATGACTGATATTAACCTCAAAGATATGATATTCAAAAAACAAATGAAAGAAATAGAAGATGACCTTGTTCCATTCGGATTTATTGACGATGGGACTGATGCGATCAACGAGCTAGAAAATGGTGGGAAATTTGAATGGCAAGTCGAATATGACCCAAATTTCTAATTATTATAAATAATATGAAATTGAAGATAACCGTATCATGATAACATATAATTAGTAACCGAAAAAGGAAAAAAAGATGGCACTATTCACACCTTCGCAATCTCCTGCGGTTGTCGTCAAAGAAATAGATCTGACTGGCGGTGTGCCCAACGTCCAGTCAACTACAGGCGCATTCGTTGGAAATTTTAGATGGGGACCAGTGGAAGAAAGAGTTCTGATCTCAAATGAAGCAGAACTTACAGAAACTTTTGGTACTCCAGACACTAATAATAATCGTAACATCGATTTTGTTAGTGCATCGCAATTCTTAAGATATTCAAATTCACTACAAGTTGTAAGAAATATTGATTCTACAGCTAAAAACGCAAACTTTACAGATGGGCAAAACCATAATTCAGTTCTGGATGCTCCAACCGTAAAAAATAAAACAGCTTTTGATAACCAACTATCATCTCTTGACTCTGACACACACGTATTCATTTCTAGATTTCCTGGGGACTTAGGAAATAGTATTCGTGTTTCACTTTGGGATTCAAGCAGTATTACTGGTTGGACATACGCATCAGAATTTGATGCTGCTCCTGGAACTAGTACGTTCGCTTCAAATAACAGTGCAACAAACGATGAAATGCACGTAGTAGTGGTAGACAATCTAGGAGATATCACAGGCACAGCTGGTACAATACTAGAAAGATATCCTTTCGTTTCAAAGGTAACAGACGCTAAAAATACCGATGGATCAACTAACTATGTAAAAGATATAATCAATGAAACATCAGAATATATCTACATGGTTGATTTTGATTCAGATTTCCAAGCAGTCAGCGCAGGAACAGCAGTTAGTAATTTGAATTATGCTCGAACAATTCGAACAGCAACAAATTATGATTTTGGAGGAGGCGTTAACTCTGGCACACTAGGAACTTCTGAAATTTTAGCAGGTTTTGATCTTTTCGAAGATAAAGATACTGTTGAAGTAGATTTCTTAATTGCTCCGAGCATGACAACAACTACTGACCAAACAACTGTTGTCAACGATCTTGTATCAACTGCTTCATCGACTAGAAAAGACTGTATAGCTATAGCTTCTCCAGCAAGAGACGATATAGTTAATTTGACAAGTGCTTCTTCAATTACAACAAATATTGTTGAAACTGCAAATACATTTACTAAGTCTTCTTATCTAGTAACAGATGGAAACTTCTTAAAAGTTTATGATAAATTTAATGATCAGTATATCCAAGTTCCAGCAGCATCTTCAACTGCTGGTATCATGGCAGCAACTGATCGTAACGCAGCTCCTTGGTTCTCACCAGCTGGTGGAAGAAGAGGCCAATATCTTGGTGTAACTGCAATTGATTATACTCCTACTAAAGCTCAAAGAGATACTCTGTATAAAGCTGGGGTTAATCCGATTGCAAATATTCCTGGACAGGGTATCATACTCTTTGGGGATAAAACAAATCTTGGTAGACCTTCTGCATTCGATCGTATTAACGTACGTCGTCTCTTTCTTGTTCTTGAAAGAGCAATTAGTAGAGCAGCAGAAAACGTTCTCTTTGAATTCAACGATGAATTTACAAGAGCAGAGTTTGTCAATATTGTTGAGCCGGTGCTAAGAGAAGTTAGAGGTAGACGTGGTATTACAGACTTTAGAGTCGTTTGTGACGAAACAAACAATACTGCGGCAGTCATTGATCGGAATGAATTCATTGCGAGTATCTTCATTAAGCCGGCACGCTCTATCAACTATGTCACACTAAATTTTGTGGCTGTCAGATCTGGCGTCGACTTTGAAGAAGTCGTAGGTACGGTATAAGGAGATAGAAAATGGCAGTATTAGGAGTAGATGATTTCAAAGCAAAGATTAGAGGTGGCGGTGCTCGTCCTAATCTTTTTCAAGCAACACTAAACTTTCCAGCATATGCTGGGGGGTCTGAAGTAACAGAGGTGGCTTCATTCTTATGTGAAGCAGCTCAATTACCTGGATCGACATTAGGTTCAATTGTAGTTCCTTTCCGAGGACGTCAGTTAAAGATGGCTGGTGATCGTACATTTGAGGCATGGTCAGCAACCATTATTAACGATACGGATTTCAAAATTCGTAACGCAATGGAACGTTGGATGTCAGGTATAGGTGGTCATTCAGAAAATGTAGGATTAACCAATCCAATCGATTACGAAGCTGATCTCAGAATTGCTCAGTTAGATCGTAACGGTTCGAAAATTAAAGAATATATCTTTAATGGGGCGCATCCTACAGATCTTTCACCAATCGATGTTGCATATGCAACTACAGATGATATTGAAAGATTTACTGTTACATTCCAGTACCAATACTGGACAACAGTAGATGGCACAGCAGCCTAGATAAATATAATAGGAGAGGCGAAAAATCGCCTTTCCTTTTTATAAGGATTTTTAAATGGCAGATAGAAGTTTTAAATTATTTGGTTTTGAAATAAAACGGGCAGAAAGTGATGACCCGAAAAAGAAACCTTCGATCGTACCAGCACGAGATGACGACGGCGCTGGATATGTTACTGCTGCAGGAACTCATTATGGCCAATATATCAATATTGATGGTGATGATTCAAAAGATAACTATAATATGATCATGAAATATAGAGGGGTTTCTACACATCCAGAGGTTGACGCAGCAATAGAAGATATAGTAAACGAGTCAATTGCTGGTAGCGAATTAGAACAACCAATAGATCTCAATCTTGATAATTTAGAAGTAAGTGACAAGATTAAGAAAACCATGAAAGAAGAGTTTGATAGCATAGTAGGAATGATGAATTTCCATGAACTCGGTCACGATATCTTTCGTCGTTGGTATGTCGACGGAAGACTTTATCATCATCTTGTAGTCAATGAATCAAACCTGAAAGCAGGTATTCAAGAAATTAGACCAATTGATTCTGCAAAAATGCGTAAGGTGAAACAGGTCAAAAAGAAAAAAGATCCTGAAACCGGTGCTCAATTAATTGAAAAAATAGACGAGTATTATATTTACCAAGAAAAACCAGGATCACAACACAATGCTGGCGTTAAAATGTCTCTCGATTCTGTTTCTTATTGTACATCAGGATTGCTTGATGAGGGCAGAAAGAGAGTAGTTTCATATTTACATAAAGCACTGAAGCCAATCAATCAGTTGCGTATGATGGAAGATTCACTTGTCATTTACAGATTGGCAAGAGCACCAGAACGTCGTATGTTCTATATCGATGTTGGTAATATGCCGCGTGGTAAAGCTGAGCAGTATATGAAAGACATTATGGCAAGATATAGAAATAAACTTGTCTATGATGCACAAACAGGTGAGATCAGAGATGATCGTAAACATCAGTCTATGATCGAAGACTTTTGGTTACCAAGACGCGAAGGTGGTAGAGGCACAGAGATTAGTACCCTTCCAGGCGGTCAGAATCTGGGTGAGATAGACGATATTGTATATTTCCAAAAGAGAATGTATCGTTCACTGAATGTACCAATCAATCGTCTCGAACAAGAAGCGCAGTTTAGTCTTGGTAGATCGACTGAGATCGGTCGCGATGAACTAAAGTTTCAGAAATTTATAGACAGACTCAGACGCAGATTTGCTCATCTCTTCTACGACATTCTTCGTAAACAACTCGTTCTCAAAGGTATTATTACCCAAGAAGATTGGGATACGATGAAGAATGATATCATTGTAGACTATGTTCGTGATAACCATTTCACAGAGTTAAAAAATGCAGAACTGATCCGCGAAAGAATACAGACACTTGATCAAATGTCACAATATGTTGGGGATTATTTCTCCAAAGAGTGGATTCAAAAGAATGTCTTACAACTTTCTGATGAAGATATTGAAAATATGCAAAAACAAATTAGTGGCGAAGGTGATGAACCAGAAGAAGATCAGCAACCCACTGCTGAAAAATTTGAATTAAGAACCGTTACTCAAGGAGAATAAATTATGAGTGAAGCAAACCCTGTACAAGATCTGATACAAAATGCTATAGATCAGGATTTCAAT